GTATTTGCCATGCCTTGACTGGGTAATTTGCGGCTGTGAATCAGGATCAGGTGTAAGACCGATGCATGAAAACTGGGTTTTCTTTTTGAAAGAGCAGTGTCAGACATTCAAAGTGCCGTTTTTTCTAAAACAAAAAATGATGCGGTGAAGAATGGCAACTGCTGATATTCAAGACATATTTGGGAAAGAGCATCTTGAACGGATTATGCGAGCACTCCAGCGGATTCGCTCTGAATCGGGTTATGGAGAGATCGTTATTGATATCCGAGAAGGGCAGGTGTTCAGAATCCGCGATTCTGCCGAATCGCAATATCCAATTGAGAAGAAAGGAGAGCGTTATTAGATGATATAATCTATATAATAGTATGTCCGACAGGGAGAAGAACCCGGGACGCTTAATTGCTAAGCGTTCCGGGCTTTTTGTTTAACTTGAAATTGAAAAGGAGTAAATCTAATGAATGCAGAACTATTATCAGGAGTAGCAGGCGTAATACTGTCGTTGCTTTTTTCGTACTTGCCAGGGCTGAATAAGCGGTACGAAGCTCTTTCTGGCGATGCAAAACGGTTGATCATGCTGGGAATGTTGGCATTGGTTGCCGGTGGCATGTATGCGCTGGATTGTAGTGGGATATTGATTAAAATCGCCCCAAACGTAGCCGGTATTTGCAGTGCCACAGATGGGTGGGTGGAAGTTGTAAAGGCTTTTATCTTTGCCATGATCGCGAATCAATCCACCTATTCTATCAGTCCTAAAACTACTAAATAATATACGATCCCTTTTCTCCTCTCTTAGGCTGGCATTCGGTGCCCTCCTCGTCGGTGCCAGCCTTAAAAACAATATTGCGTATAGATATGGAGATTGATATGAGTAATTACGTATATGGACCAGATATGTCCAAATGGCAGGATAAAGATACCACGCCTCAACGACCAGATTTTACGAAATCTGTTCAGCAGGGATCCACGTTTACTTTCATAAAAGCAAGTCAGGGTCTCTTGTATGATCCTGATTTTTTTGTAAATTGGGAAAATGCAAAGCAAGCAGGGCTCAAGCGTGGTGCATATCATTTTGCAGATAAGAATTATGGGACCGCAAAACAGCAGGCTGAAAAACTATACAGTGCCATAAAAAATGATCCAGGTGAACTACCTCCAATCCTTGATTTTGAGGATGGTACTGGAACGATTGGACTGTCATTCATCAAGACATTCCTGGAAAGAATTAAAGAGTTGACTGGTAGAACGCCTATTCTGTATATAAACAACGCTCACTGGTCACAGCTGAAAGCCTCGGAAAATGCGATATGGGCGTTAGATTATCCGTTATGGATTTCATACCCGATTAAATCCTTAGATAGTCCAGTAATTGGGGTCCCGGAAAAAATCTTATCCATGCAACCAGTTGTTCCAGAACCGTGGAAGCGAAAGGGCGTTCCGTGGAAATTCTGGCAATACACATGGGTTGGGGATGGGCCACTTTATGGGATGGAGAGTAAAGGAGTAGATCTGAATCTATTTAATGGTAATGCACATGACTTTATGGAATGGCTTGGAAATGGCGAGATTGTTGATCCGGTTAAACCGCCAGACTATGTTCGTATCCTGAAATGTGGCAAACCCGATTTTGGATGGCTTTTTTTCCGCAATCGACCTGAGCAGTACGAAGGCGCGGCTCTGGCTGTTGGAACTGGTGAAGTGCTAAAACTGGTTGAACCTGGAAAAATACATGGCGATATCGATTACTGGCATGTGGAGCGGGATGGATTTGAGGGCTATGTATCAGCGGGAAGTATTTATACGGAACCGGTATGATCTCAATAAGATTTTGGGATCCTGTGAAATTTCTCAATGACTGAAACAAAACCATTCCATTTATCAAAACAAGAGCTCATTGACATGGATTATGGCCAGAAGCAGAATATGCTACTGATCATAGCCCAACGAGAATTGGATTTGAGAGAGGAATTTGTACAGGTAAGTGGTAGATACGCAGAAATTAAAGCCGAACTGAGTGCACTGAAACATGCCTCTCAGTTAATACAGAGCGAATTGAAAGCGACACAGGCAGGGCAACTTGGATAATGGGCTTTACTAAAAAGCAGCGTTTGTTTGTAGAGTATTATCTCCAGTGCTGGAATGCCACTGAAGCAGCATTGAAAGCAGGTTATTCCGAGCGGTCAGCAGGTTCAATAGGTGGAGAAAACCTTAAGAAACCTGAAATCGCTGCTGAAATCCAGCGCAGGATAGATGAAATTGCCATGTCTGCAGATGAGGTCATTCAAGCCATTGGAGAAATCGGGCGAGCGTCAATTGAAGATTTAATGGATATTGATGCTGTTGGACGCTTGTCATTCAACTTCAAGCGCGCACAGGAACGAGGAAAACTGCACCTGATCAAATCAATTGTTCCTACTGCTTATGGAATGAAAGTCGAACTGCATGATCGCATGAAGGCGCTGGAGTTGATGGGTAAACATCATCAATTGTTTTTAGAAAAACCGGATAACACACGGCAGGGTGATGTTGAACCATTCTCTTTTTATCTTCCTGCCAACGCTATTGCTCCCAGTTTTTACGATGTCTATCGGGATATAGGAACGCATAACCATGTCGAGTACATTTTCAAGGGTGGGCGCGGTTCCACAAAATCCAGCTTTACGTCCGAAATCATTATTGAGCTGATTATCAATAATTCCGAGTGGCACGCGCTGGTCACCCGCCAGGTCAAAGACACACTGCGCGATTCGGTCTTTTCGCAGCTCCAGTGGGCAATTAACTACCTGGGGCTTGCGGATAAATTCCGCTGCACAACCAATCCTTTAGAGATTACGTATATCCCGACCGGTCAAAAAATTTATTTCCGGGGTGGCGATGATCCGCTGAAAATCAAATCCATCAAGCCGCGTTTTGGGTATATTAACATTCTTTGGTTTGAAGAGCTTGACCAGTTCAAGGGTGCAGAAGCAGTGCGGTCCATTGTCCAATCAGCCATTCGTGGCGGTGACAAGGCTTATATTTTTAAGTCATTCAACCCTCCTCGAAGCCGAAACAACTGGGTTAATAAGGATCTGGAAATACCCAAAGAAAATCGATATGTGCATGAATCAGATTACCGCAGTGTACCGGTTGAATGGCTGGGCAGGACCTTCATTGATGAAGCAGAATTTCTGAAGGAAATAAACCCTGGGGCATATGATCATGAATATTTGGGCGTTTCCAATGGTGTGGGTGGTCTGGTATTTGAGAATGTCCAGATCAGGAAGATTGCCGACGAGGAAATTGCGCAATTCGACCATGTTTTGCACGGCCTTGATTGGGGATACTTCCCGGATCCCGCCGATTACATCCGCTGTCATTATGACGCTGCCAGGCTGACGTTATATATTTTCGGCGAGGTGCGTAAGTGGAAGACCGGCAACCGCGAACTGTACACCGCTTTGGTTGAATATGGCCTGACGCCGGAAGATACGTTGATCTGCGACTCTGCCGAGCCGAAGTCAATTGCGGACTTCCGTGAGTATGGTGCCTCTGCCAGAGGGGCAGAGAAAGGGCCGGAATCCGTTAAATATTCGATCAAATGGATGCAATCCCTGAAAGCCATTGTGATTGATCCGGAACGCGCGCCTTATGCCGGCGAAGAATTCTTGAATTATGAGCATGAAATAGACAAAGATGGTAACTATATCAGCGACTATCTGAATGTGAATAACCATTCAATTGATGCGACCAGATATGCAACTAATCTGATCTGGCGGAGGCGCGGTCAATAATGTTCCAAAGATTTATCAGCTCGATAAAAGAGGTAATAAATAAAATGATTGGAAAATCTACTGTAAAACAGGCTATTGGACAGGATGTTGCGATCAGCGAGCCGATGATTACTGCGCTAGAACTCTGGTCGCAGATGTATGAGAACAAGGCGCCCTGGTTGAGTAAGGATATTGTCTCACTAAACCTTTCGGCTGCTATTGCGTCTGAAATATCAAAGTTAGTAACGTTGGAATTGAAAATAACAATCGAAGGTTCTCCGCGTGCCGAATATTTGGCATTACAGTTTGCAAAGGTGGCTGATAAGCTGCGGGATGCCATCGAATATGGAGCTGCAAAGGGAGGTTTGGTATTCAAGCCGTATGTGAATGGTGAGAATATCAATGTCGATTTCATCCAGGCCAACCAATTTTTCCCCATCTCTTTTGACTCTAATGGAAACATAACTGCTTCTGTGTTCGTTGATCAGCGCATGGTTGGAGATACCTACTATACCAGGCTTGAGCATCATAACATGACAGATGCCGGCTACATCGTTAAAAACAAGGCTTTCCGCAGCAAGGTGAAAGACATGCTAGGAAGCCAGGTAGATTTGTCAGTTGTTGAGGATTGGGCAGAGCTTGAGCCGATCGCAACTATCACGGGCATAAAGAAGCCTTTGTTTGCTTATTTCCGCTATCCCCTGGCAAATAATATTGATCCAACTTCTCCACTGGGTGTTTCTTGCTACGCGCGCGCGGTGGATCTGATCAAAGACGCTGATATTCAGTGGTCTCACCTGTTGTGGGAATTCGAGAGCGGCCAGCGGGCGCTATATGCAGATGCGCTAGCGTTTGGCAAAGACAAAGATGGCAAACCAATTTTGCCAAACAAACGTCTGTATCGTTCTTTAGACATGGGCGGACAGGCGGATGACTTGTTCAAGGAATGGACGCCGACTCTGCGCGAGGAGAACATTCTCCGCGGCCTGGATGCTATTCTGAAACGGATTGAATTCGCCTGCGGTTTGGCTTATGGCACTTTAAGCGATCCGCAGACTGTGGATAAAACTGCGACCGAGATCAAGACCAGCAGACAGAGGTCTTATGCCACTGTGGTTGACACGCAAAAGGCAGTTCAGAAGGCGATGGATGATCTGCTCTACGCGATGGATACCTGGGCAACGCTCTCAAAGCTGGCACCGAAAGGTAAATATACTGCCACTTACGATTTTGATGACTCGGTCATTGTCGATAAGGACGCTCAATTCCAGCAGGATTTGCGCTTAGTCCAATCAGGTATCATGTCTCCGGTTGAATTTCGCATGAGGAATTTTGGCGAAGATGAAGAGACTGCCAAACAGAAGATCGCTGAAGCGAAAGCGGGGCAGATAAATATTTTTGAAGAGGCATAATTGCTTAATGCTGAATATCTGGATGAATTACCCTTTTCGCTTATAGAAATTTATGAGCAATACCAAATATCTGTAATTAATGATATTGCTCGTAGATTAGCAAATATGAATTATGCTTCTGCGGCTTGGCAGGTTCAACGATTGAATGAATCTGCAATGCTGTATAAAGAAATCTTGAAAAAACTCTCGGAAATAACTGGAAAATCAGAAAGTGAATTAAAAAGAATATTTAAAAACGCCGGTGTCAAAGCCATTCAGTTTGATGATCAGATATATCGTAAAGCTGGATTAAAACCATTGCCATTGAATCAATCTCCGGCAATGGTGGATGTAATGAAGATTGGACTGGAGAAGACCAATGGAATTTTACGGAATCTAACAAATACAACCGCCCTGACCGGTCAAAGCGCATTTATTGATGCAGCAGATCTAGCATACATGCAGATAGCTACCGGTGCATTTGACTATAACTCAGCCATCCGAAACGCGGTGAAAGATATTGCATCCAAAGGATTATCAGTAATTGACTTCGCTAGTGGCCGGCATGATCAACTAGATGTGGCCGTTAGGAGGACTGTTCTAACCGGCGTGAATCAAACAGCCGGAAAATTGACGGAAACCAGGGCGGATGATATGGATTGTGATCTGGTGCAGACATCAGCGCATATCGGAGCACGCAATAAAGGTGATGTACCGGAAAACCACGAGATGTGGCAGGGAAAGGTCTTTTCCAGAAGTGGTAAACATCCAAAATACCCGAATTTTTATGAGGTTACTGGATACGGCACGGTTACTGGTCTTTATGGTGTAAATTGTAGGCATTCACATTTTCCTTTTTTTGAGGGCATTTCTGAACCAGCTTATCAAGATTTGGAAGTGTATAAAGGCGAACCGGTTACTTACAACGGCAAAGAAATGAGCTTCTATGAAGCCACTCAAAAGCAGCGGGAAATCGAACGTGGTATCCGCAGATGGAAAAGGGAAGCCGGTGCATTGGAAGCTGCCGGATTGGACAATACAGCAGAACTTGCAAAGGTAAAAGAATGGCAAGCGAAAATGCGGGATTTTGTTAAGCAAACTGGCTTGCAAAGACAACGAGAGAGGGAAAGGATCGTTTCGATTAATTCTAAAATCACCGATGATCCTGATTTAAACTTAGCAAAACAAGGGAAGCTATTTTCTATCTCATCTCCCAAAACTGATACTATTTCCAATAAACCGATTGATTTATCGGCTCAGTATGAGAATGAGCAATTAAAAGCTAATAGAATTGTTCTAACCCCAAAACAAAAAAACCACATCCAATTTAATCATCCAGAAGATCTTGACTGGATTCTAAGCCATCAAGAATTAGTGTTGGAGGCAATCAAAAATCCACTCTATCGCGACGCAGACCCCCGGGTCATTCGGAAGAATATTTACACTATTAGCCATATTCTTCCGTTGAACCAAGACGATTACCAATATTTGAATGTCGTCGTTAGCTTTCACAATGGAACCCAAAACCCCGCTCAATTATGGACGATGTTTAGAACTCGCAATGATTTTCTTTTCTGGAAAAACGGGGAGTTGAAAGATAGATGGATAAAAGTCAAATAAAAAAGCTGGCCTTGCACCAGCTCGGGTCCCGTACGGCATTGCACGACTTGCCATCTCTCCCCAATTTCTTAGGGGCGTGGGAAGTGCCTTCCCACCTCAGAACCTATATGTCTATTATACATCTTTCGAGACCAATTTCAATAGAGAGTTCAATTTTACAAAATCCTGAATTCAAGTTCTAAGTGCAACTGAGATATGTTGAAAGAATACCATATAAGGGGAAGAAAAGTCCAAACATTTTCTAGGGCGATGATTTAAACGCAGCATAACCGTCTCAATATCTTGT